CGATAAAAAAGATGCTTGACATCGAACACAACCTATAGTAGTTTTCAGTCGTGCGAGAAATTGTGCCGTCTGCGTGAAGAACAGACGAGAATCAAAGAAATTAAATAGAAACACCAATATATCACCAAGCCTCTGCCGTTTATTCTTCACCCGACATTCGATCGGTTTCTTTGGCGGCAGGGGCTGGTGGCCTTTCTAAAATGAACCAAGAATTAGTTGATAGGTCTTTGGCCTACACTGAAGCATTACGCTCGCATCCCATATCTATTGGGATGGAGTTCGACCACGAAACTTTGGAGGCTATATCTTCAAAGGTTTCGCAAAACAAAGATATTCGCGCATTATTTCCAACTGCAAATGGATTACCAATAGATTACATTTGTGAAATACGATGCGATAAATGTTCTACCATTGAAAAGCGGCCTTTGAAAAAAACGCAGCTTATATCATACATGGAGAATTTAAGAAAAAAGATTCTGAATATTTCAAGTGGAGAATGCTTGACTGTGGCAACTTGTAATAAATGCAAGGATGCTGAGAAGCTTTCCGAACAACAAAAGCGTCGAGAAATGGATAGAAAACATTATTTAATTCATCAGAATCAAATTCAATTGAATACTGAGAACTTGATTAAATATTACTTATGGCCTGACGCAAAACCCGGAGAGGGGGCTGATTGGCAAAAATTAAATTCTCAAATGAGAACGATGGTTTGTTCGTGCGATGAAGAAAAAATTTCCGAAGCCATCAATGAAATGGAGTATGGTGAATTTTTACGAACTCCGTATTGGAAAATAATTTCATTTGAAGTTAAGAGAAAAAATAAATTCAAGTGTGTGATGTGTGATAGCAATGAACATTTACAAGTGCATCACAAAAACTACAGCCTTCATGGTTATGAACACACACATAGCGGAATGCAATCCCTAACTTGCGTTTGCGACGAGTGCCACTCCAAACATCACGGACATTATGAGTAAAAGTATTTTTCGTCAGAAGTTGACAAGGAATTTCACAACTATTCCAAATGACATTCTAAAAAATCCAGAGTTGTCGTGGAAAGCAAAAGGAATCCACGCTTACCTATTATCCTTACCAGAAACTTGGATTGTTCGTCTTAATCATCTCAAGAGCATATCTACAGATGGGTATGATAGCACTGTTGCTGGTGTGAATGAATTGTTGGATAAAAGGTATCTATGGCGCAGACCGTGCTGTGGTGAAAATCCGGGTGGATGGGAGTATTACGTTTACCAATACCCACAACTTGAAGACCCATTCCGATCAGGGGATTCTCCGACTCGGGAAATTCCCGACTCGGGAAAACCCGCGACTAATAAAGATAGACTTAGTAAAGTAAATAAAGAGTATAAAGAAAACCTCCTAACCTCCTTGAAGGAGGAATTGGAAAGTTCGGCAGTGGCCTCACATTCCTCAGTTGAATTGAATCAACCGAATCTATTCCCGACTGAAATTACGGCTAACGCCAAAGTTAGTTTCGCTACCGCTCACTTTAACGACCCCCCAAATATGGCTAACGCAAAAACGACCGCCGCACGAAAAAAATCCCCCCCAACAAATATACCGACCGAATTGGATACTCCAGAATTTAACACGGCTTGGAATGAGTTTCTTCAACACCGAAAAGAAAAGAGAGCACCAATGACACCAACGGCGCAAAAGAATATGTTCGGTAAGTTCACCACTTGGGGAGTAGCGAGTGCAGTAGCGGCAATCGACACTGCAATCTCAAACGGATGGACTGGAGTTTTCGAGCCAAAACAAAACAAGTCCAATTCAAAACCAGAACGATTCTCCAACTTTTGATTATCGTTACCGATAAAATGAAAACACACTTAGACTTATTTTCTGGAATCGGAGGATTTGCGATTGGATTGGCAATGGTTGGTAAATTTGAGCATACATTTGTTGAATATGAACCTCACTTGCAGCACGTGCTAAAAAAGAATTTTCCAAACTCCAATATCCATGGAGATATAACAAATTTCACCCCAGACTTTCAACCTTGGGTGATTACTGGTGGATTCCCATGTCAGGATATTTCCAGAGCAAATACAAACAAAAACAAAGGAGGAATAAATGGAAACAGAAGTGGATTATGGAAACACTACCTTAGAGTTATTCAAGAGTGTTCCCCAAAATATGTCATTATCGAAAACGTGTATGATCTCTTGTCCAATGGCCTTGGAGTCGTTGTGCAAGACTTGGCCGAAAGCGGGTATGATTCGACTTGGACGATCATCGACTCTAAATTCTGCGGAGTCCCACAAAGAAGGCGTAGAGTTTACATACTGGGATTCCGCGATGGAATCACCAGAGGAGCCGATCCACTCAACAATACAAAGCGTTCTTCTTGTGACCTGCGATCCAAAATTGATGCTATCGAAAAAATCAGCAATTGGTATTTTGAGGAGAGCTTGGGAACGGAACATCCCATTGCCTACTTTACTCGCCAACGCTCTGACGAATATGCTGAGTGCGGATTGTCTGGAACTATTGCAAAAAGAGATTACAAAAGTTTCACGGACATCGTGTTGCACGGAGATGGAAAGCTGCGACGAGTTGGGGTTGTGGAAAGACTAAGGCTACAAGGGATTCCTGATAATTGGTTGGATGACTGCAATCTTACCGAAGTTCAAAAATACCAAGCAAATGGAATGACTATTCCTGCTGTTTCTTGGGTGGCAAAACAACTTATTTCTTATGATGAAAGACTGGACATTCAAAAATAATTGGATAGCGGAAAACTTTGACAACCATGTGCGTGAGCAGTTGCCTTGGTATGATTTAGCTACAAGTGCTGTTGTTTCCATAACAAGGAATTATCTTTCCAGAAATGGAATAATCTATGATATAGGAGCAAGCACTGGAAATATAGGGAGGGCTACAAAGTTTTTAATAGAACAAAGGGGAGCAAAACTAATAGCCATAGAAGAAAGCAATGAGATGGCGCAAAAATATGATGGAGGCGGATTGCTCCAGATTTCGGATGCAGTAGATTTTGAATACAAAGAATTTTCAGTAGCTATATGCTTTCTTTCCCTGATGTTTATTTCAAAAAAAAGAAGGTCAGAACTTTTACAGAAACTAAAAGCATCAACAGAATATGGAGGATGTATTATTGTAGTGGAAAAGTTTGAATCGGTTCAAGGATACGCATCGACAGTATTCCGAAGGATGACATCAGAATGGAAGCTGAAGAGTGGCGCATCTCCATCTGATATTTTGGATAAAGAACTTTCATTGAGCGGAGTTCAGCGTCCACTTGATCAATCTGAGGTTGATGGAGGAATTGAGTTCTTCCGAATCGGAGAATTTGCAGGATACATAATTGAAAAAACAAAACCCAAATGAAAAAAGTCCCAATAGCACGAAAGAGTGAAGCGGCAGTGTTGTCGCTCATCGCAATCGACAGAAACATCCTTTCCCAACAAACATGGGATAGTGATTACTTTGCCATACCAGCTCACAGAATCGTTTTTAATGCCCTCCAAGGGGTTCACCAGCGGACAGGGGTTTGCTGCCCGTTTTCTGCCATCGCAGAACTGGAAGCAACTGGACAATTAGAAGCTGCGGGTGGAGAGGATGCGATTCACGAAATATTCGCTACGATGAAGGTGGCCTCTGGTAAGGTTTGCCAAGACATGGCAGATGACTACCGGAAGCACCTGCACCGCACGAAGGCCTACCGCGATGTCATTACCCTCATGGAGAAAGAAGAGCCAAATCTACGGACAGGCAAGACGAATTTAAAGGAATTATCGGAAACGATAATGAAGTCCGCAGAAGATCGCACATCAAAAGTAAAGCCAGTCAAAGACCTCATCATCGAAATCATTGATGAGATGGAAGGAAAAGCAGTAAAGGATTTTTACCCTACTGGATTACTCAAAGTGGATCGCGCACTCAAGGGTGGGATGCACAAAGGCGAGATGATGACGGTGGCATCTGAGACAGGTGGAGGAAAATCAATCTACCTAGTCCAAGCGGCACTCGCAAACCTACTGGAAGGAAAGTCAGTCCTCTTCTTCAGCCTCGAAATGAAAGCGAAAGACATCCTGACCCGCATGGCTTGCAATATCGCAGGCTATCCCGTGAGAGAACCAGAGGATTACAAGACAGCAAACAAGAACGAACTCCAAGCAATCAGTTCTGCACTACTTAAACTGCATCAGTTGCCACTAGAAATCGTGGATGGAATAGCTGAAATTGACGAGATTGAGGCTAATATAAACCGATATGTAGGCGAAAATCGGGCAGATGTAATCGTAGTAGATTACCTACAAATCATTGCATTTGATGGCGCGGAGGGTAGAGAAAGTCAAATTTCCGAGATTGCAAGGCGGTTAAAGGTAGCTGCGTTGAAAAACAACTCGATTATGCTTACAGCTTCTCAGCTTAATGACGAAGGAAGACTGCGCGAATCACGGGCAATTGGAATGCACTCTGACCAAGTAGTGTATATCGAACACATTAAGGAGAAGAGTAGGCTGACGATCAAGAAGAACCGCCGTGGCGCGAGGAATTATTCTACGGATATTGTGATGCGCGGGGATATCTCAAGACTTGAGGAGGTTTACTAATGACAACCGACCAAGCCTACGGAAAAACCATGAAGTTTTTCAAATATGCAATGGATATTTGGGAGTCTGAGGACAAAGAAAGGTATTGCATAGCAGAGAATTATTGGAATGAGGGGATGAAAATCTACCATGAGTATTTTTCTGATAAAAAAATGTTGACACAGATACAAGATGTAGATAGTATGCTCCCATGAATAACACACCAACACCAGAGACGGATGACCTTGCAATCATATGCTACATTGATTCAGTAATTGAAGGCGTTTTTGGTTTTAGAGCAGTTCCTATTGATGATTGTAGAAAGCTGGAACGCGAGCGCGACGAGGCGAGGGAGCAAAACGCCAAGTTACGAGAGGCATTGCTTCGCGTTCGAACATGGGGGCTAGCATCAAAAAACTGGTCAGCAACCCACGGGGATGACATGGCCCAGTGGATCGACGCTGGCTGCGTAGGTGAGCTGCCACCGCCTCGTAGCGAGTGGATTTGCGGAAAATTGGAGGGCGCGAAATGATCAACTCAAGAGCTAAAGGAGCAAGAGGTGAAAGGGCTTGGCGAGATCAACTCCGCGCTGAAGGCTACACTGCTAAACGAGGACAGCAATTCGCAGGAGGACAAGACTCGCCAGATGTAGTCTGTGAGGAATTGAAGGGTAAACTCCACTTTGAAGTAAAGTGTGTTCAGAATTTAAATTTAGATAAGGCTTGTGAGCAGGCCGAGCGAGATGCTAATGGCATTGCTTGGGCAGTGGCTTCAAAGAAGAATAGTAAACCTTGGAAAGTTACAATGTCATCAGATACATTTTTTAAACTTCTCAGAGATGGGATGGAATCATTATGAAAAAACCAACAACAAAAGCAGTTAAAACTGCAAAGATAGCTAAAGTCATGGGCGAATACAAGCGTGGAACTCTCAAGGCTGGCGTGAACCCTAAAGGCCCGAAGAAAGCACCTATGGCTAAGAGCCGTAAACAAGCATTGGCTATTGCACTATCACGCGCAGGAATGTCTAAGAAAAAATGAAAACTGGACTTTACAAAAATATTAACGAAAAAAGGAAACGCATCGCAGCGGGTAGCGGTGAGAAGATGAGGAAAGTTGGCAGCAAGGGCGTACCAACTGCCAAAGCGTTTAAACAATCAGCAAAAACTGCAAAGAAAAAGTAATGGAAAAGAGGTTCTCAAAAAAAGTAGTCAACCCAAAGACTGGCAGGACTAAGACTGTGAAGTATGGTCAGAAAGGTGCTACAATTAGTCCGGGGACGGCCAAAGGGTCAAGTTATTGTGCGCGAAGTTACGGGATTAAAAAACGTTTATCAAAAGAACAACAAAACAATCCCAATACAGCAAACAACTTAAGTAGGGAAAAATGGAAATGCGTCGGGAAAGTTAGTAAGAAATAATGAACTCTGGGGTATACAAGATTACTTGTTCTGCAAATGGTCATTACTACTACGGGAGTAGCGTAAACTTGCAATCTCGTTTCAAAAATCACATTAACAAATTGCGTTCACAAAAACACAGGAATCATAGACTCCAAAGAATCTTTAACAAATATGGTGAAGAATCACTTATATTTGAGGTTGTGAAGTATTGTTCTCCACACTCAACTATTGCTTTTGAGCAAAAGTATTTAGATGCACACACATCCCACGAAAACTGCATAAACTTCTGCAAGAGTGCATCAGCACCAATGGCTGGATTAAAGTTTTCTGAAGATCATAAAAGAAAAATTGCAGAATCACAATATAGGAATAAATACATATTCACATATAGTGATGGTAAAATAGAAGAGTTTAATAGCCTTACTTGTGTATCAAAACGTTTTGGCGTTAAAAATGCGATAGTATCCAGATGGTTTAAAAGAAGAGACATTGGAAGAAATCATGGAATACTTCAAACAAGCAATATCATAAAAGCTCAAAAAATAGGAGATAAAAATATTACATTGCTTCCATATAATTACAGCATTGAACCTTGGATTTTAGCTGGAGCAACAAGCAAAACTCAATATTACAGAGAAAAAAGAAAATCAATGAAATGAAGATCAACGGCAAAGACATAGAAGGTAATATTGATCTAGATGATGGTCGAGTAGGATGGAAGTATCCACTACGATCAAAAGAAATCAATAAAGCTTGTGAAGACTTCTTTGAAAAAAGAGGCATGAAACAATACGATTGCGCTGGAAGACCTAAGAAAAAAAATGAATTGCCCGAAGTGTAAATCACCTACTGAAGTCATCAATAGCCGAAAAAGAGATGGCACAGTGGCAAGGAGGAGGCTTTGTTCTTGTGGGGAAAGGTTCTCAACCAAAGAAGTAATTACTACTTCTAAACAAAGTAGTATTAAACCAGTAAAAGCACTCTCTATGACTAAATCAGTAGAAGGCCACTGGGCAGTGAAAGTAGATGAGAATACCCCAGAATGGGCAAAGAAGATGTTAATCAATCTATGAAAATAATTATAGCACCATATCTTTTTATCTACGCCAAAGAAGGTAAGATAAAATGTTTAACAGTAGATGAAGCGCACGAAGAAAAATTGACAAGTGAAGGCTGGGCGCACACCGCCACCATTAACCCTGCAAGATGGATTGAAACTATGGCAAATGGCGATCAAGACCCATCAGATATGTTAGATGAAATTCAATTCAAAAAACCATGAATATCGTAAACGATAAACCTACACCAGAGACGGATGCGGCATGGGATAAATACATAAGCCACCCCTACACTTATGGAGCAGGCGATTTACGCATTTTAGCACAACGAATTGAACGCGAGCGCGACAAGGCATTAGAAAAAATAAAGCAACAAAAACTTGAAATTGTCAGATTAAATGGGGCAACAAATCACGCTGGAGGAACTCCACTTAAAATTGCTTTACGCGAGCGCGACGAGGCGCGGGATGCGTTGGAGTATATCGCTCATGCTGGCCTAAGCGCACGACATATCGAAGACTACGCAAAAGAATTTCTTGCAAGAATAAAATGAACTGGGACGAATACGCAATGAGTATAGCCGAGGTAGTGGCTAAGAAGAGTAAAGACCCGTGGCATAAGGTAGGTGCGGTGATCCTGCGAGAAGACCACTCCATAGCCTCAGTAGGGTATAATGGATTTCCTCAAGGTGTAGAAGAAGACTGGTCATCAAGAGAGGAGAGATCAAAGTTCGTAATCCACGCAGAACAGAATGCCCTCAGATATACCAGTCCCGGCGAAGGAAAGACACTGGTATCTACTCTCCTCCCATGTAGGGATTGCTTAAAGACCATAGCCGCCTATAAGATAAAGAGAGTCCTCTACAAAGAAATCTACAAATCCGACCCAATAGCCTTAGAGATAGCAGAAAAAATGGGAGTCTCAGTAGTCCAATTTCAGAAAGAAGAAATAACCTCTTACTGGGATCATAGCGAGAAACCATCTGTATTCGTAGTAAAGCGGGGAGATAAAGTAATCCATCGCGGCGGATACCAAAACGGAGCAATACTACTATGACAAAACAAGAAGCAATACAGGAACAGATAGACGAGATAATGGATTCCTTTGACTTTGAGGAAGCGAATAAAATCATGGAAGCCCTAAACTGGGAGTGGAATGATGAAGGAGTTCCAGACGTATATTCACTAAGAACATCAGCCAGAAAGCACCTTAAAACCGCAGCAGAAATTAAAGGAGCCTCCTCATCAGGGGGATTCACTGCAAACTACACAGAAAGTAAATCATGGGTAAGACTAGAACTCTACTTCGGTTTAGACTCAATAAACGATGGGACAGAATATGAATGATCAAGTAATGGCAATAATCCTAGCATGGAGCATAGTAGTAGCCTGCTTCATCATAGAAACAAACAGAAAATGAAAGCGTGTCACCAAGCCTTCTTAAACTACTATCCCTACCTAACGGACAAATACGAAGATTTCAATGATTGGTTATTCTCTCAAGATACAGTCTGCGTAGCCTTCCGACAGGGATGGGCGGCATCCAATAATCACAGAAATGAATTAAACGGAATCAAACGATTATCGTAACCGATAACATGAATACAAAAATCGGCGCACTCCCAACTCACCGCTACATCTGGATAGATAGCGAATACACCCACGAAAACCCAATCGGGCCAGTAGAAGCTATGTGGGTAGGGCTAACCTCTGTACCAAGCAGAGCATGGGGAATAAACGTCATCCTAAGAGACGGCGGGGCACTCTACAGAAACCTCCCACCAAACGCAGTAAGGTTCAAAGAGAACTCACTCGAAAACTGGCGGATAGAAGAAAGCCAACTATGGGACTGCTACTCATACAACTTTACAATACTCCAAAACCCAATCCTAAGAGGAATGCCAGTAACAACCAAGATAGGGCCAAACATACTAAAGGGAACCTACCTATTCTCAACAGCCCACCTCAACGACGGCTGGTCAGATAGCCCAGACCAAGACAAAGAATTCATCTTCATAGAACTGACCAACGGGAGACTAACAATCCAACCCACCAACAAAGTAGCCTTCCAAGACAGCAGCTACACCCTCCCAACCCTACCAAAACTCAAACTCCAAGAAACTATCTACTCCTGTGAACAGTATCCTTGAAACAGCAATTGAAGTAACAACAGGCGACCGCCGCCGAGACTACGATAAAGCCACCCCAAACCACAAGAGAATAGCAGATGGATGGAACTGGTATATAACAAACAGAAAAGACCCCGCCGCCCCACTAAACGAATTAGACGTAGCACACATGATGATTATCCTAAAATTAGCAAGAGCGTGCTACACCCCAACACGGGACACCTATGTAGATATAGCAGGATACGCTAAGTGTGCTTCTCAAATATCAAAATTCGAAACTGAGTAATTATCGTTAACGATAATTGCACATGAGCAGCACATAAGACTTAAGGCGAAGCATAGGTCAGCGTAGCTGCATATGAGCGAAGCATACGGAAGATAAAGATGCGTATAGTCAAAAAAACGAGTTTTTCTGGGGAGAGGGGTATTACGCATTGAGGCTACGCGCACAGGGCTGTGTGGGGGAGAGGGGTGGTGGGGTCGCGCCTTCGCAGAAAAAGAGATTTCTTAGCCAGCCAGCGTAGCCTTGTGCCCTGCCAGTGTCGGCGTCTCTGCTTAGTATAGCTGCGTCGCCAGCGTCACATCGTTGGGCGTTGCGTTGCCTGTGTCGCCGTCGTTATTGAGACTGGAAACTCACGGGTATCTATGACTGATATTATATGAGGTTATCAGTCGCAATAAGAAGATGACATAATGCAACCAACTTGCATTTATCTTTGCGCGAGGATGGCAGAGGATTGCGTTTGATTGGATGAGCGGGGCAATGCTATGGCCGGATTTTGGGACATATTAGATGCGTAGCAATACTTGGCAAACACCGAGAAAAAGGCTATTGCGCGAATGTCACAGAGTATCGTTATACAACGATAGAGTGGCTGGAATGATTCTTGCTTTGTTGCTTTGGGAAACTTGGCACAAGAAATGCTAGTAAATTCCTGTTCATTTCGTTCATTTTTTTCTGAACAAAGCCAAAAATAAAATTGGCACGCGATCTGCTTGCACCCATTGTAAAAAAATAAATAAAAAACCATTGACAGCGTGACTATGTTTTGCGATAGTGTGCGTCTGATGTTCGCAGATGCCCATTGAATGTGGCTCTGAGGATAATTTCACAATTTGCTCTTTGAGATAAAAAAACTTTTCGCCTCTGTCTTTTGATAGCGTGCGAATCAATGCAAAAAACCCGGTTGCTATCATGCAGCCTTATCAGAATAACATAATGAAACTCGAAACTAAAATTCGCAATCTGATCAGTGAAACTCAACCAACCAATGAAACCCGCTTTAATGTCATTGCGCATGAACTGTGGGGAAACTCACGCGAGGGCTTTGAAACCAATTCTAGCTGGTATATCGCAACCAATGCCGATATTGAAATTGTTTTAGAATCCGCCCGCGCACGTTGGGAGGTATTTAAAGTAAACTATCTTCCCAAGGCCCGTGTGCGTGACATTCAAGACACCGGATATGATGACAATTTAAACCTTGAAGTGGATTGCGTGCCTTTCTTAGAAATCCGCGCAATTTGATTCTTTCCCCCATAACGAAAAACTAAACCTAAGAAATACCAAACAACATGAAAACAACATTAAACACATACCAAATCGCCGACGCACTTAGAAACGATACAAACGCACGTTGGAGTTACAACGGTTCACTTGCCTTGGCTGAATATCTCGAAGAATATGAGGAAAGCGCAGGCGAGGAACTTGAACTAGATGTTTGCGCTATTCGCTGCGACTTCTCAGAGTATTCCAGCCTTTTAGACTGGGCGCATGATCACTTTTCAAATGCTCTTGAAGAGCTTGGATTTGATGAGACGGAAGAGAACGACGAAGACGAAGTTGACGAGAAAATCCGTGATTATATCCAAGACCATGGTCAGCTAATCGAATTTGACGGCGGGATTATTGTCTCCTCGTTTTGATTAAACCATGCGGGATGTTCTACCCGTCCCGCTTTTCTCTTTTCTTCTTATGAACAAACTCTCCTCTACTCTCCAATACAATCGCGCAAAGAATCGCTTTTTCGGTCTTTTGCTCACCCTCTCCGCAATCGGCGCAATTCTGATATTTGTCCTTCTATGAGAACCTATTTAGAACGAGCAAAAGAAATAGTATCAACTTCAAATAATGGATTTACTGATTTTCCTCATCTTGACAGCTTAACAATTCAATCGTTGCGGGATGAAGGCTACATAGTAAAGCCAAGCCGAAAGATATTTATCAGCGGCCAGCGGGTTTACTCTCCCGATTATTCTCCCGAAAAACCAATGTCGCCACCTGCAATAGAATCGCTTGTTTCCGGTGATGTTGAGGGTGCAATACTTAGCCGCCAATCAAAGTTGATCTCAACAATATAACCCTCCACACTATGCGGGAAGAGTCCGAACCTCTCCCGCTTTGCTCTATTCGCCCCGCTTTCGCGTTTTTATTCTCTGTCCGCACTCTCTACACCCCTCCTTTCTTTCGCGCATTCTATGAGGCGTGATCGTTTACGATAATCCCCCCCCACAAGATTTTCCCCTCCACAGAACACCAAACAAAAAACCTAATAAATAAAATGCAAACACTAGAAAACATATACACATTCCACACTCGCAATTTCACCGTCAAAGTTGATGCTATGGAGGAGGATTTTCCCGATTTTTCATGGGATGAAACCGGAGAAACGCAAAGAATGATTGAAAATGGGGATTGGCTTTGCTTTGCGGTCAAAGCTACTCTCTTCTTTCGCGGGATGGAAATTGCGGAGGATTATCTTGGGCAATGTATCCATGAAAACACGCGGGATTTCCGCGACCATCTTGGAATTGCAAAACATAAGGGCATTGGCTCTTATTTCTCTGATATGATTCGCAATGTCATCTCTGAAGGTAGAAAAACACTCTCAGAAATTCCTAAACTCAAACACTACGACATTGCCAAGACAGCCCTTCGCAAAGCAAAGGGGGAAGCATGAGCCTCGAATATAAAGAGCTTTCCAAGCGCATCAAAGCCGCTAAGGACATGAGAACCCTCCGCAGGCTGGAAATATCCTGTCATCGCATATACTCAGTCGGGCTTTTAACACCACGGGAGCTAGTCATTCTTGACACTATGTTGATGGATCGGGCGGCTAAGTATTAACCCTCCACAAGGGGTAGAATAGTCCAACCCTGTTCCGCTCTTTGTAAACATATTTTTATGACACGATTTTTGCCATTTTCAAATTTTTATGGTTGCCCTTCCACGGGTTCAAAGTCGCCTTCCACAGAGTCGGAATGTTTCTCGGCAACAATGGTAATGTCCTCGGCTTTTTTCGGGCCTTCCACATGGAGCGAAATCATGGCGTTTATATTTAAACCCTTTCTATCGTGAAGGTTATTCTCGTCCAATCCCAATGCTCTGGTTGCCATTTTCTCGTATTGCGCCAACACATCCAGACGCGCCGACTGGTCTTTAATGTTCCCCGATTTAGTCCTGATCTCAATTTGTTTCCTTTCCTCCGCAATTTGCGTGAGCATGAAATTATAGTGATTCTCCGTTTCCCTCCGCATCACATCTTCCATTTTCGGAGCAAGCGTGTTTGCTACCTCTTCACGCAATTTCAGCCGCTTCGCTATCCACTTCCCTTGAACCATCAAATTCTTCAAATAGTTCTTACTCATCTTCTCAAACTCGGGAGTTTTGAGAATATCGCCCAATTCCGCGCCGGCCATGTATAGTTGTTCAATTTTAGCTACATCCCATTTCCTTCGACGAGTCCCCAATGTCTCCGCATTATATTCTTGCTTCATGTTCCCCTTCTATTCCATACACTTTTGCTTGTCAACAAATTTCCCTCCACAACATAACAACATAAACATAACCTAAAACACACAAAATGAAAACATTCGTTACATTTAAAATAAACAACACGCAATATATTGGTTTACCAAATCACACGGGAATTTCGATCTTAGACGATCAAGGAAATAACTATGGAGCTTGGAAATGCGTAAAGGTATTTTCTAAAAATATCAAAAGCAAAA